CGTATTGCCTGTTGCACATCTCTTTGGCGAGTTCCAGATCCACGCCCTTGAGCTGCTGCGTGCGAATGAACTCCTTGCCGACGAACCACAGCTCGGACACACGGTTCACGTAGAGCTCCTCGCCCACCAGTTTGCTGTTCATGCTCACGCGCCTGTCTGACGCCTTGCCTCCGAACTGCACGCGCAAGAATTGATCGGACCATTCGCCTGCAAGCACGTCGCAGAACGGCGAGCCTGCTCCCGTTGCATCGACCGCGAGATTCTCAGGCTTTACCCCCAACCGGATACAGGCATCCCGAATCTGGTGCACGATCTGGTAGGTTCGGGGGACTGCCTTATTGGTCGTGTCATCATTGAACGAGATACAGGATTCGAATTGGAACCCATATTGCCCCGATTCGAATTGGCCAACGCGTGCGAGATACATGACAGTGCGGTCGCCGCCATTCGTGAAGGCCGGATCTACGCCCGCAATGAGCGTTGTAGGGCCTCTGAATCCTATCTTGGCCATAGCACCCCCACTTACCAATTCAGACTCGCTGTAGATGCCTTCTGTCTCATCGGAATCGAAGAACACGGCACGCACCATTCGGTAGTATGCACGGCTCTTCTCCCCTAAGAGAGCTTTGTCCTCCGCGATCTTCTCGATCGTAGGCAAGAACGGATACAAAACTTCGCCCGCTGCTACGTTCGGGCTGCGCTCACCGTCGAGCCGAATATATTTGCCGCCCCACTTCGTGCGCCACTCGTCATCCATTTCCGGCGTGACAGTCTCCCAGCCGTCTTTGGGCGTGCTCCATTCCCCGAACGCATCGAAGCGACTGGCCGGATTGCTCGCACCCTTAAATTCAAATACAGGGTTTTTCGATAAGTTACTTAAGGCCGCGTTAGTGATGGCGGGCGAGAGTTCTCCTAATTCGTCCCCGATTAGGAGCACATGCTTTTGCTTCAGACCGATGAACTTGCCGATGGCTTCACGCGTGCGGCTGCGTTCCGCTGCGATCAAGGATAGGCCCGCACGGTCAAAGGTCTGCCCCTTCTCGTCCACGTAGTTTGCCGAGCCGATGGAGTCCCGAACATTGATCGGTGCTCCGTCAATGACCGACAGCAAAGAGATCACCGAACCCCACACCCGCTTACGGGCTTCACGCAAAGTCGTCGAAGTGAATAGCACAAGTGTATCCTTTGGGCTCGATAGCCAACGGATGATGCCGTAGCCCGCTAGGGTGTGGCTCTTACCACTGTTGTGGTGAATGCCACCTTCCGCAAAGTAGTGATGCTCAACAGGGACGTTCAGGTCATAAAAGTCGTGCACACCAACATTTGTTATTGACACCACCTGAACAAGCTCCACTATCAAACCGTATGAAGATTGATGGTCGTTCGTTGAGGCACAAGAAGAAGTCGGATGAAATCCTACGCCTGTTTCAGGAGTTGGGCAGCACTCGCCTTGTCGCAGATAAGTTGGGTATGCGGACTGGGGTAGTGGGCAAACTCCTGAATCGGCACGGAGTAGCAACTCCTCGTATAGGTCGCCGGAACCCCCACTCAGCATGCGAGAGGCACGCGGAGAAGGTCCTGAAGATGTGTGCTGACGGTTGCTCTCTTGCTGAGATTGGCCGAGCCGTTGGAACAAAAGGCGAAGAAGTGAAGAAATTTCTTCGGCGCAACGGCGTAACCAAGGAGTTCCCAACAAGCTCGTTTGGGGAGCGTCACTATGCGTGGAAGGGCCGCCTTGTGGATAAGAGTGGCTATATTCTAATCCACTGCAAAGGTCACCCGTATGCTCGGAAACATACGCATTATATTTTTGAGCACCGCCTAGTGATGGAGGAGTCTCTCGGGCGCTTTCTCTTGCCCACAGAAGTCGTGCACCACAAAAATTCAAAACACGATGACAACCGCATCGAGAATCTGCAACTTTTTCAGAGCAATGCGGATCACCTTGCTGTGGATCTAAAAGGTCGTTGTCCGAAGTGGACCGCTGAGGGCAAGGAGCGTATCCGAAAAGCTCTGCTCCAACGGTGGTCTGCTTGGCGTAGCGCCAACCAAAAGGAGTGAGCAGCCTATGGTCTTCAGTGCAACGGAACACTCCCCCATTGGAGAGCTTGAACTCAAATAATTGCTTCGTGCCCTTGAGATACGGGACATCGGCTTGCACCGGACCGTTAAGCGTTTGCACCCAAGGGCGCGTGTTGCTTTCGCACAGGCTTTGGATGGTGGGAGATTCCCCTGTAAGGGGGTTTAGCATTCTCGTGTCGCCTGCAACACAAGAAGCCGCGCCTCCGATGGCTAAATATTTCTCGTTGATGCATTCGTGAATGATCTGCTCAGCCCAAGGATGTTTCAGGAACATCTTTTCCGGCAAGTCGTCTCGGTTCCACAGTAGGTCAGCAACACGCCAGAAATAAAATTCCTTAGCCTTAGGCGATGGATGATTGGCGAACCCCCACAGCAAGGCCGTAAGCGTATTGGTAACCGGTATCAAGAATCCCCCAACGTCCATCCGTTTGGCTGCGGCGTCTAAGCGCGGCTCGAATACTGAAGTGGTGACCTTATCCGGATTGTCTTTCTTTGGGCGGCCCATATTAGACGGAAGCATAAAGCCCTTAAATAAATTGACAAGTAATTGTTTACAGGCGTAAATCACGCATGAGCGACGAGCTTGAATCCTGTAACCCCAATCCGGAGCCTGAACCTGACGCCCCAAAGAAGCGGGGCCGTAGGCGCTACGTGGACCCCATTGTGCCAGACAAAGACTGCGCCCCTATCTTCAAACGTGACAGAGGCCGCTTCGAGCCGAGATCAGAGCGGCGCACCAAAGAGCGCAACAGGCAGGCCAAAGCGGAGCGCATCTCACGCGCACGCGACCTGTTCTTGTCTGGCGTGAACAAGACCCGCATTGCCGAAGAGATTGGCGTGAGCCGTGAAACCATCGTGCGTTGGCTTGAGGGCATCGCAGCGCCGGAAAAGAACACGGAGCAAGTGGACGTGTTCGAGGACAATCTGTTTGCTGTGGTCGATGACACCGTTGCGGACGCACGCCTTGCCGCACGCGAAGAAGAGGACCAGAACCTACTCGACGTAGCCGAAAGCCAGTCAACGCCCGCCGACAAGTATCAAGCCTACGTTGCCGCGAGCGCGATGAAGATCCTGCGGGACAACCTGCTCAATATCCGAGGGCCTAGGACCGTTCGAGAGATGTCGGAACTCGACCAGTTGATCCGGCGCAACTTAGGGCTAAACGCGAAAAGCGGTGGTGGCAGCAGTTCACTGACCATTGACATCAGTGTGCTCAATAATTCCAAAGCCGCAACGGGCGGGGCTCAAGTCGTAGTGGAGGCAGAGGAAGTCGATGGAGATTGATCCTGTTACGATCGGTATCGACAACGGCCTCAAAGGCGGCCTGTGTGCAATACGCAATACGGATAGTGCTGTAATCGGTTACACGAAGATGTTCACCGAACAGGTTGGCGCTAAAGAAGAGATCGACGTGAAACGCTTGCTGCAATGGGTATCAAATTACGGTGCTGGCCCTTTGACCATCTGCGTTGAGGAGCCGCTCAAGCACGCGAAGAACTCGCAGGCTATGCGGTCCATGAGTATTTCATTCGGTCAGATCGACGGCTCGCTGCGTGCGGTTGGGCTCACACCGAAAAGGATACAGGTTAAGGATTGGCAAGCTGAGATGCTAGGCAAGAAGGTTCCAGCAGGGCAAACCAAAGTGTTCGCATTACGGAAAGCAAATATCTTGTGGCCCGAACAAAAATGGCTTGCTACGGAGCGTAGCTATGTGCCACATGACGGCATCGTTGACGCGGCACTCATTGCCAAATACCACTTACATAATAATTAAAATGCACTATATGGACATACTCGACCGTTTGGAAGCCATCATTGAAGACGACTTTGCCCGCTCCGTGCCGAGCTCGCTTTGGGATGAGCTCGATAACTTTTTCGACAAGGATGAGCTCGCCCAATTCAAGGCAGAGGTCGCTAATGAATTTGACGTGGAAGCCGATACGGTCTTTGTCGATACGGTGGATTTCAAGGATTTGCTTATTGCCTTAGGGGCTACGCACATTCCTGAAAAAGATTCTTGACCCATCGTAGCAGGCAAAGTAATTGGTTGGCCGTAACCAATTATGAAAACATCACTCCTGCTATCCCTACTACTACTACTGCTTACGTCATTCCTTGCGTGGCTCAAACTTAGCGGCGTCTTAGCCTTGCCGCTTATTGTCGTGTTCTCGCCACTATGGCTACCTGCCGCGCTGCTATTGATCTGCGCCTTAGGTCTACTCGTAACCTCAATCTACCTTGCACGATGAGCTTTGGAACTGGAGCAGGTAAGGGGTCGTTGCCGCGCAAAGTGGATACGGCTAAGTATGCGAACAACTACGAAAACATCTTCGGCAAGAAGAAGGAAGTTGCTACGCCCAAAGAAGAACCTAAGAAGGAAGCACCGAAGCCATGAACACACAAGAATGCTGCGATACGCCAAGAGGATTTGTTGGCGGAACGTGCGACTACTGCGGAGGAACCGTGCAACCATACTACAAAGAAGAGAGGCACACTCTCACATTGATGCATAGGCTGGCGTCTGAAGAACCGAGAGTAGTTGAGTATTGTTTCTCAGATCGACCTGATGAAGTATTCACTGATCGTGATCTTCTGCGGAAACATCGCGGACTTACCGAAGCGCAACTAAGATTAACTGTAACTGTCTCACCAATATGAACACACCAGAATGCTGCGATAAGCCTAGAGGATTTGTTGGCGGAACGTGCGACTACTGCGGCGGAATAGTGCAGCCGGAAACCCACACGCACGCCGGATGCACGGCGAGTGCCCTTGGATGGGCTATCAAATACTCAAACATACGCGAACTAGCCGTGCGGCTGATACAGGCCAAAGGGCGATACCACACGCAAAAAGCGTATGAGGAACTGCGAGAGTTCATTTCTTCGGAAAACAACACAAACTAAACAATCTCTATGAACACACAAGTAAACGACCCCAAAGGCGCAGCAGGCGCACTCAAAGCCCCGATGCATTTAATCCCGCCATACGCGACAGAGCAGACCGCATGGGTGCAGAAGTTAGGCGCAGAAAAATATGGGCCCTATAATTGGCGCAAGACCGGAGTATGCGCCACCACATACGTCTCAGCGATTATGCGCCACCTCAACGCATGGCGCGACGGAGAAGATCTGGACCCTGAATCCGGTATCTCGCACATTGCACACATTGCTTCGAGCTGCAACATCCTACTGGATGCTGGACACTGCGGCACGTTGCAGGATGACCGGAACAAGAAGCCGCTTGTGCCTCTTACATTTGCCGCTGCTGTGGCAAAAGATGAAGCCGTCAAAGACGAGTCTGTTGCGTTGGATCAACGCGTCCTTCCAATACCATCTGAATGGGATCTACCGCCCGTCCCTGAAGGCTACGACCGTTGGGTGT